GGCCTTGGTTATGTCAACCTGCCCGCGTTCAAATTCGTCACCACGGTCATACGCGCCAAGTCGGGGCTGCCGGTGCGATCGGGTCTGGCGCGACTTGCGACCTGGTCGTGGATGTTCAAGGCCTTCACGCTGCGGGACTGGGCGGTGTTCACCCAAAACTTCGGCCAGCCAGTGCGGGTCGGCAAGTATCCGGCCGGGTCAAGCGAAGGTGACAAGGATACTTTATTCCGCGCGGTCGCCAACATCGCAGGCGACTGCGCCGCCATCATTCCGGAATCGATGGTGATCGAATTCATCGAAGCCGCCAATGTCGGCGCAGGCTCGTCGCTATACAAGGAACGCGCCGACTGGTTCGATCAGCAGGTCTCCAAGGCGGTGCTCGGCCAGACCGCGACCACCGACGCCATCGCCGGCGGACACGCGGTCGGGCGCGAGCATCGCGCGGTGCAGGAAGACATCGAACGTTCCGATGCCAAGGCGCTTTCCGCGGTGCTCAATCGCGACCTGGTGCGGCCGTGGGTGCAGCTGCAATTCGGCCCGCAGAAAAAATATCCTTCGCTTCGGATCGGCCGTGCCGAAGATAAAGACGTGCAGCTGACCGTCGCCAGTGCGGCGACGCTGGTGCCGATGGGCCTGAAGGTGCCGGCGAATTATTTCAATGATCTGCTCGGCATTCCCGTACCAGAAGCCGGCGCGGAAATGCTGACCGCGCCGCCGACCTCGGCAGGCAATCCGTTCGGCGGTTCGTTCTCCGGCCCGCCGCCGGCGCTGAATTCCGCCGCGCATTTTCAGGAGGTGCATGATCCGATCGCAGCACTCGCCGAATACGCGCAGCGCCTGTGCGGTCCCGGCAGCGACGCGCTGGTTAACCAGGTGCGGCAGGTGGTCGAGCGCTGCACCTCGCTGCAGCAGATCCAGTCTGAGCTGAAGAAGCTCAAGCCAGGATATGCCGAAACGCAGATGGCCGGCCTGATGCGGATGGCGCGCGCGATCGCCAACATGTCAGGGCGCGGTGCTATCACCGATGCTTAAGTCGCGGGGCGTCCCGTTAGTGCGTGCGTGCGGCTGCGCGATCACGACGCTGCATGCCCAGGTGATCGCGGGAAATACAAACCCGCAGCAAGCCATCGACTTCCTGAAGGCAAAAGTAGACATGCCCTCGGCGACCTGGACCGATCTGTGGGAGGCCGAGCACTCCATCGCCTTCACCGTGGCCGGCGCGCAGAGCGACGCGCTGGTGGCGGATTTCCATGACGCGGTGACCAAGGCGATCGAGAGCGGCGAAACGCTCGACGAGTTCCGAAAAGATTTCGACGCGATCGTCGAAGAGCACGGCTGGGATTACAACGGCTCGGCCAACTGGCGCAGCCGCGTGATCTTCGACACCAATATGAATACGGCTTACGCCGCCGGCCGCTGGGAACAGATCCAGGCGGTAAAGGGCACGCGGCCCTATCTGCGCTATGTCCATCTCGAAGGCCAGGCGCATCCGCGCCCGATCCACGAGGAGTGGGGCAACTACAACGGCTGCGGCGTGATCCTGCCGGTCGATGACGAATGGTGGCTGACACACTACCCGCCGAACGGCTGGTTCTGTCACTGCACCGTGCAGAGCCTTTCCGCCGACGATATCGATCGCTACGGTTACACGGTGGCGGACCAGGCGCCGGATTCGCCGCTGGTCGAAGCGACCGTCAAGACATCGGACGGCGGCACCAAGACCGTGATGGTGCCAGAGGGTATCGACCCCGGTTTCGCCTACCGTCCCGGCGCCATGCCCGACGCGATCGACGACAGCTCCGATTGAGGGGGCTGACCCCGTTTCAAGGTGGGGTGAACCCCATCTTGCTGGTCGCCGGTTCCGGCCCCTGACAGGCAAAGCGGGAATCCGGGCCACCGGGAGGCCTGCCGCCCCTGACAGGGCACCGATGGTGCCGGATTCCATTAAAGCCAAAATTGAAGCACCTGTGGGCGATTGGCGCGGGTTTTAACCTGGCTTGAAGGGTGCCCTGACAGGCTGACAGGGTTCCGGCCAGTTGTTTCACGGGAAATCGGGGTTTCGCGGCGGGGCGCGTAAAGCCATCAGGAGGTGGCTGGCCTTGCCGCCGCTGTCTTGGCCCAGATAGCGCCGCAAAACCTCTCCAGGTGCTTCAATGCTGCTTTAATTTTGAAGCCACGGGCAGACCCTCGACCCCGTCATTGCAACGGCGGGGTGTCGTGCGGCTGTAGTGCGGCTGCACTACACCGCCGTCATTGCGAGGAGCCTCTTGGGCGACGAAGCAATCCATTCTTCTTTTTGTGGGCGAGATGGGTTGCTTCGCTGTCGCTCGCAATAATGACGATGAGGCGTAACCCTGACACCTGTCAGGGTTACGAATCCCGGATGTCGCGGTGAGTGTAGCCGCATGTCGGGGCAAAAACCAAACACAGCGCTCTTGATCGCGCGCGGGGTCGGCGCGGAGATCGCGTTCAACTCGTCGGGCTGCGCCGACGAGTGGATCATGCTGATGCCGATCGGCGCCGGCGGCCTGGTCGCCACCGTCGATGGCCGCGGCCCCTATCGTGTCGCCGATCCCGCCAAACTCGCCAGCGCCAGTCTCGCCGCGCATGACGGCCGCATCCCGATCGACGAAAATCACGCCACCGATCTGGCCGCTCCGCAAGGCCGCCCCGCGCCGGCGCGCGGCTGGGCTACCGCGGCCGAAGCCCGCCCCGGCGGCATCTTCGGCAAGATCGAATGGTCCGCTCCTGGTGCGGCGCTCATGAGCGAGAAGGCCTACCGCTACATCTCGCCGGTGATCGTCCACGACAAATCCGGCAACGTGCTCGATCTGCCGCGCGCTTCCCTCACCAACACCCCGAACCTGCGCGGCATGGCCGCGCTTCACTCCCAGGAGAACGACATGGATTTGCTGGCCCAGCTGATCAAGCTGCTTGGACTGCCCGATGGTTCCGACGCCGCCGCCGTCATCGCCAAGGTCAAGTCCGAATGTTCTGATGATCCCGGCGACACCGCCATGCAGCAGGTCGCGGTTACCGCCGGCCTCGCCAAAGATGCCGGCCGTGCCATCGTGCTGTCAACCGTGGCCGCGCTGAAGCAGAAAGCCGGCGGCGCCGTTTCGCTCAACGCCATTGCGAAAGCCGCCGGGCTCAAGGAAGATTCCGGCGAGGCCGCGATCGTTGCCGCCATCACCTCGCTCGCATCGGGTGTGCCCGAAGCCGTCAAGGCGTTGCAGAGCGAGCTTGCCACCGTCACCACCAACCTCAACGCGCTGCGAAGCTCCAGCGCCACCGAAAAAGCCACCGCCTTTGTCGACACCGCGATCCGCGAAGGCCGCGTCGGCGTCAAGCCGCTGCGCGACCACTACATCACCATGCATGCCGCCGATCCGGCGCGGGTCGAAAAGGAAATCGGCGCGATGCCAAAGCTCGGCGCCTCCGGCGCGCTGCAGACCAACCCGGAAATCAAGGACGGCAAGGTGGCGCTCAATGCCGAGCAGATCGGCATTGCCAACGCGCTCGGCCTCTCGCCGGACGATTACGCCAAGACGCTCGCGAGCGAACAGGCCGCGGCCTGATCGCGCGCTAGAGAAATAATTAACCCCGCGGCGCCAGCCGCAACCAGGAGACCATGATGGCTTTGGCCGCTGACCGCTCTACTCCCCGTCGCGATAGCGACATTCATCATTACGGCGTCAAGGCGTCGACCAAGGTCTGGGCCGGCGCGCTCACCGTGCTCAACGCCGGCTATGCCGCCGGCGGCACCGCCGCCACCGGCCTGGTCGCGGTCGGCCGCGCCGAACATTTCGCCGACAACTCGGCGGGCGCCAATGGCGACATCAAGGTGCGGGTGCGCTCCGGGGTTTTCCAGTTCGCCAATTCGGCGTCGGCGGATCTGATCGCGGTCACCGAGATCGGCAAGGATTGCTACATCGTCGACGATCAGACGGTAGCCAAGACCGATGGCAGCGCCACGCGCTCGATTGCCGGCAAGGTGCAGGACGTCGACGCCCAGGGCGTCTGGGTCGCGATCGGTCCCGGCAACATCATCTGACGCCATTTTCAACAGGTCATCACACAAGGCAGTAACCTCCCATGATAATCAATCGTCAAAATCTCGATGGCCTGCGCGTCGGCTTCAAGACCGCTTTCCAGGGCCAGCTGGCGCAAACTACGCCGCTCTACACCAGGGTATCGACGGTGGTGCCCTCGACCAACAAGTCGGAAGACTACGGCTGGCTCAGCAAAATTCCGAACGTGCGCGAATGGTTCGGCGAGCGCGTCGTGCAGAACATGTCGGAAGCGAGCTACCTGATCAAGAACCGGCCGTTCGAACTGACGATCGGCGTCGACCGCGACGATATCGAGGACGATAATCTCGGCATCTACACCCCGATGTTCCAGATGTTCGGCGAATCGGTCGCGGCCTGGCCGGACCAGCTGGTGTGGCCGCTGCTGCCGGCGGGGTTTGCCACCAACTGCTATGACGGCCAGTTCTTCTTCGACACCGACCACCCGGTGCTCGACGCCAACGGCGTGCCGCAGCCGGTCGCCAACACCGATGGCGGCTCCGGCACCGCCTGGTATCTGCTCGATGTCAGCAAGGTGCTCAAGCCCCTGATCTGGCAGCTGCGCAAGGCCGGCCAGTTCGTGTCGCTTGATCGGGTGGATGATCCCAACGTCTTCACCAAGAAGGAATTCCAGTACGGCTGGGACGGCCGCGGCAATTCCGGCTTCGGCTTCTGGCAATTCGCCTGGGGCTCCAAGCAGACCCTCAACAGCGCCAACTACAACATCGCCTTCGCGGCGTTGCAGGGCATGAAGGGCGATTACGGCCGCCCGCTCAATGTGCTGACCGGCGCGACCAAGCCGCTTTTGGTGGTGCCGGCAAGCTTGCGCGCCGCCGCGCTGCAGCTGGTCAACGCCCAGAACGATGCCGCCGGCGCCAGCAACGTCAACTACCAGACCGCCGACGTGCTCGTGGTGCCCTGGCTGTAAGGCGGTCCCTGAGGCAATCGAGCAAACCTGCTAGCAAACCTGACCGGAGTAACGGCATTGGCTAAAGACAAAACCAGACCACCCGGCGCGGCACCATGGAGTCCAACTTTCCTGGCGCCGCTGTTCCCGCTGCCGGACGATATCGCCGAGACCGCCTTGAAGGACGCTTCCATCGTGGTCAGCGCCAGGCCGGAACGCGGCCGGCGCCGCGCGGGCTTTGCGTTCACGCGGGAAAAAACCGCGATTGCGCTGGCCGATCTCGAACAGGATCAGATCGCAGCACTTGCCGGCGATCCCGAACTCGACGTTTCCCTGCGGCTCCCAAAGCCCGACGCGAAGCCGAAATAGGAATTCGCGCGGGCGGCTCCTTCACCGGACCTGACACACCGCCCGCCGGATCGCGGCCCACAACGGGCATTCCCTGCCGCGGTGAATCATCGCCGCGCCGCGGCAGGGCCGCCGCTCCGGCGATTTTAACGGCCCGGGAGGATTCCGCATGGATCAGAACATCGACGACGCCAGCTATGTCAACGGCCGCGAGCTGTTCGCGTCAGGCGCCTCGCTGCGATCGATCATCGAGCGCGCGCCGGATCGGCAGCCGCCGACCCCGGAGGAAGACGACAATACTTTTTCGACCGTGCTCGGTTTCGTCGATGCGATGTTCGACGTGGTCCGGGGAGCGATCCTGAAGTGATGCGCTCCGGCGAGCACAGCGACGGTTCGCGCCTTGTCTCGCCCGCCACCGGCTGGCCGCGCGAAGTCGTGGTCGAGCACGGCGACGGCACGGTGTCGCTGCTCGCCAATGTCGCGGTCAGTGAGGGCACGGTGCGCAACCGCCGCGCCGGCGATGTGTTCCGCGAGGAGTTGGGCTGATGGGTCTCAAAGCCACCGAACTCACGACAGGCTGCTTCGCGCACGCCGCGGCGGATGAACCGATGTTCGTCCTGCTTGGTCGCGACTGGCTGGCGCCCTGGCTTGTGCTCGCCTGGTCCTGGCTGCGCCGCTGCCAGATCTGCATCGGCTTCAAGCCGGCGTCGGATTTCGTGCGCTGCGATGAAGCCCGCGACCTGGCAAAACAGATGCGCGTGTTTCGCGAGGCTCGGAAGCTTCAACAGCGGGCGGCGAATCGGCCATGAGCTACACCTCGCAGGACGAACTGACCAAACGCTACGGCACGCCGATGCTGCTCGATCTCACCGATCGCGCCAGTCCGCCGGCTGGAACGATCGACAGCGACGTGGTGACCGAAGCGCTTGTTAATGCCGACGCTGCGATCGACGGTTATCTGCTCGGCCGCTACATCCTGCCGCTGTCGACCACACCGCCGCTGCTGAAGGATTTGGCGCAGGCGATTGCGATCTACAAGCTGCATCGCAACAGCGTGCCCGACATGACCGCGTCAGATTATGCCAGCGCGCTGGCGACGCTGAAGTTGATCGCCAGCGGCACCGTTCGCCTCAACGTCGCCGGCGTCGAGCCGACCGCGTCCAGCGCCACCGGCGTCCGCACCACCGATCGCGACAAGCCGCTGACCTCGGATAGCCTGAGAGGGTTTATCTGATGCGGAGTCTTTTCAAATGAGTGGCGCGTTGATGAAGGTCGAACTGGCGGACCAGGACATCGCGCTGTCCCAGCTCGGCGCGCTGATCGCGCGCACGTCCAATCCGGTAAAACTATTCCAGGACATTGGCGCGTCGCTGGTGACCTCGACCCAGCACCGCTTCGATACCGAGACTGCCGTCGATGGCTCGCCCTGGCCGCCGTCGCTTCGGGTCAAAGCCCATGGCGGAAAGACGCTGCAGCTGAGTGGCCGGCTCTATCGCTCGATCACGGCGCAGGCCGCGCCGACCGGGGTCGAGATCGGCACCAACGTCATCTACGCGGCGATCCATCAATTCGGCGGCCCCATCAACCAGGGCGCGCGCAAGGCGACGATCCACTTCAAGGCCGGCAAGACGGGCCAACAGCGCTTCAGCAAGAAGAAGGGCGCGACATCTTCCAAGGATGTCTCGATCGGCGCGCGAACCATCACGATGCCGGCGCGTCCCTTCATCGGTCTCGACGACGCCGACGATCGCGCCATCCTGAAGATCGCCGAAGCCTTCCTCGCCGGACCGGGAGGCAGCCTGCAATGACCACATTGGTCGACAGCGTCGCGCAGCGCATCGGCGCCACCGTACCGGCGCTCACAGGCGCGATCGAGGGCATCGCGGATCTCGCCGCGTTGATCTCGGCCGGCGCCATGCCGCAGCGCGAGGTCTGCGCCTTCGTGGTGCCGCTCGGTTTTGACGATCGCGGCGGCGATAGCGCCGTCAACGCCTTTACGCAAATGCTGGATACCTCGGTGGGCGTGGTGCTCTCGATCAAGGCGCTCGGCGACGCCACCGCGCGAAAATCGCTGCCCACGATCGACAGCCTGGAAGTTGCCGTGATCGCCACTATCGCGGGCTGGGCGCCGGGCAATGTCGCCGGCGTGTTCCGGGTGATGCGCGGGCGTCTGGTCTCCGTCGAGAAGGGCCTCGTGCTCTACCAGCTCGATTTCGCGCTAACCGACCAGTTGAGGATTATCTCATGAGCGACCAGCAGCAGCCGCAAACCGGCGGCAGTTTTATCCGGCAGACCGATGGTTCGCTGGTGGCGAATCCGGAAACGCCGGCTTCGGATTCCACCGCTGCGGACGCGCCGGCCGCGAAGCCTGCCGCTGAGGTGGCGTCGCAGCCCATGTCCGAAGACATCCACGCCAATCCCACTGCGGAGAAGTAAATGTCGAACCCGATTTTCTATCGCCTGATGGTGCTGCTCGCCAAGATCGAGGGCACCTATGCTGTTGACCCGACCTTGACCGGCGCGTCCAATGCGTTGCTGGCGAAAAACCTCACCATCAATCCGATGGACGGCACCGATATCTCGCGCGACCTGATCCAGAATTATCTCGGCAATAAAGGCTCGATCCCCGCCGAACTCAAGGTCACCCTGCAATTCGACACCGAGATCGCCGGAAGTGGCACCGCCGGCACCGCGCCGGCCTGGGGCATTCTGGCGCGCGGCGCCGGCTGCGCCGAAGTCATCGTCGCCGCGACCTCGGTGACCTATTCGCCGATCTCGACCGGATTCGAGTCGACCTATTTCAAGTTCTGGCTCGATCAAACCCTGCACGCCTTCAAGGGCGGCCGCATGAACGCCAAGGCCACCCTGAACGCGCAGGGTATCCCGGTCATCAACTGGAGTGTGACCGGGCTGTTCGTCGATCCGCTCGAAGCCACCTCTGCGACCCCCGTCTTCACCGCCTGGAAAGCGCCGCTGATCGTCACCAACACCAACACGCCTATTTTCACCGTCAATGGCGTCTCGCTGGTGATGAGGAATTTTTCCTTCGATCTCGGCAACAAGGTCGAGGCGCGGTTTCTGGTCGGGCGTGAGAGCATCGACATCACCGACCGCCGCGAAGCCATCGACATCGCCTGCGAGGCGGTGCCGTTGTCCGCCTTCAATCCGTTCTCGCTGGCCAAGGCGCAAACGCTGGTGTCGCTGGTGCTGCGCCACGGCACCGCGGCCGGCAATATCGCCACCATCAACGCGCCGACCTGCCAGCTGCTGCGGCCGAAAGGATTCAGCAACGAACAGGGCGTGGCGTTCTGGCAGCTGCCGATGGCGCCGCAGCCCAACGCCGGCAACGATCAATTCTCGATCGTGCTGACCTGAAGCGAGAGTTTTTAAACCCGCCTCAACGGAGTCGAGGCAAACCCTGGAGACCAAACTCATGTCGTATTCGTTCAGCGCGCGCGCGGCAACAAAACCCGAAGTGATCGCAAAGGTTGCGGCCCAGTTCGACGCCGTGGTGGCGGCACAGCCGGTCCACAGCGCCGATCGGGCGCAGGCGCAAGCCGCGGCCGAAGCGTTTCTTGGCGTTCTGCCCGACGCTGCCGATGGCCGGGATTTTTATGTCTCCGTCAGTGGTTCGGTAGGTTGGAACGGAAACCTCGGCGAAGCCGATCATGTCTTGACGGCAGCCGGCGTCAATGTGTCGGCCTCATTCCTCGCCAGCGAAACGCGCTGAAGCCAGGTCGCGACAAACGCCCGCTTTTAACAGCTCGTCAATCGTCAGGAGATTGAGCCCATGAAAATCGAAGCCAACCCGACCTTCGTCCACAACGTCACCGTGCTGACCCCCAGCAATGGCGGCTTCGACAAGGAAAACCTCAAGGTCACCTTCCGGTTTTTCGATCTCGACGCTGTCAATAAATACGACCTGGCGACGACGGAAGGCAGCACGGAATTCTTCAAGGCTGTGATCGCCGATCTCGGCGACCTCACCGATAGTGCCGGGCAACCGGTCGCCTATAGCGAGACGGTGCGCGATGCGCTGCTGAGGCGCCACAGCGTGCGGCAGGCGCTATCCAGTCACTATTTCGACGCCATCACCAAGGTCAAAACGGGAAACTGATATGGGCTGCCCGGCGCTGGGCGCGCCGCGCGGAGGCGGCCCCTGCACAGATCTCGGAAGATGCGGTTCGCGTGATGGCGGACGCGCGCCGCTCCGGCATGGACAAAACATCGCTGGCGAATCTTGCCGAAGCGCTGGCGTGGCAAGGCGAGGCTGCGGCCTCCGACCAGGTCGCGATCGACGACAAGGTGCCGCCGACCATAGTCGGTTACGACGCGCTGTGGCCGGCCAATCTGGCGATCTGGGATGCGTTCTGCGCGGTGGCGACGCAATGGCGGGTGGTGAGCCGCGGCGGCGGCGGCTTTGCCGGCATCGGCGGGGCGGCGCTGGCGCCGGTCAGCTTGATGTTTATCGGGCTGGATTATGCGGCGGTGCGAGCCGGGCTCGATGCGGAAGCCATCGTCGTGACGCCGGAGCTGTGGCTGGGCCTGCGCATCATGGAAGCCGCGGCGCTGCCCGCGCTCAACGAGGAGGCTAGCCGCTAATGCGCGTCTCGCTTCAAATCGACGGCGATGCTTCCGGCGCTACCAAGGCGGCCGGCGATGCCGCTGGCGCGATCGGCGATCTCGGCAAGCAGACTGCGGCGATTTCGGCGGCGATTGAAGCGGGCTTCAAAGGCGCGGTCGGCTCGATCGAGCAGCTGAAGAATTCGAGCGAGACCGCGGGCGCCGCCAACGACAACACCGCCGGCAGCGTGGTAGCGCTGGCGCAAAAAACCGGCGAGCTTGCCTCAAAGGTGCTCGGTGCCGGCAGCGCCTTCGGCAACGCCGCGGCTTCGGCGGGCAGTCTCGCCGGTGGCATCGGCAATGTTGTGAAGTCCGCGAGCGGCCTTTCGATACTGACCGGCGCGCTCGGCCTCGCCATCACCGTGGCCACGGCGTTTTACGGCGTGATCTCCAGCGGCAGCGCCGCGTCGGAAAAAGCGCTGGCGGAACAAAGCCGGCTGATCGGCGTGGTGCGCGACGCCTATAGCGACGCATCCAAAACCGCGGGCGACTTCTACACCCAGAGCAAGAACATCACGCTGCTGCAGGCGCAGCAGAATTTGATCGCGCAGCAGGGCAATGTCGCCAAACTGGCGCCGGATCTGGCCAAGGGCAGTTCGCTGCAGTCGCCCTATGTGGCGCCGTTCGGTGGCGAGGCCTCGATCGGGTTCGATCTGGCCAACGCCGCGGCCAACGTCTCGCCGTTCCAGAAGGCGATCGACGATCTGCATAACAGCCTGGTCACCGGCAAGCCGGATGTGGAAGGCTATCGCGATGCCATCGCCGCCATCGGCTTGGCCGCATCGACCTCCAACCCAGCTCTGGCGGCGCAGGCCGCCGAACTGCTGAAGCAAAGCCAGGCCGCCGGCGACGCCGCCAATGCGGTCAAGAAGGCCGAAGCGGTGCTCGCCATGCTCGGCGGTACCGCGTCCGAATCGCAGAAGAAGCTGCTCGGCATCAACACCACGGCCAGCGATTCTGCCGGCTCGTTCGAACGTCTCGCCAAAGCGATGGACCGCCAGTCGGCGGCGCAGGTCGCGGAATCGCAGACCGCCGGGCAAGCGGCCGGTGTGGCGGCGACGCTGCGCACCCAGTTCATTCTGACCGAAGCAGCGATGCAGTCCGGCGCCGGCTCGGCCGCGAAATACGCCGATCAGATAAAACTGATTTCGGACCGTGCCGGCGACGCCGCGCAGAAGCTGGCGCTGGCAAAACTGCAATCCGACACCGCGTTCCAGACCGCCCAGCTCACCCGCACCACAACCGATGCCACGGTGGCGAGCCAGCTGCAGGGCGCGCTCGGCAACAACGCCGACCAGAACGGCGCGATCGCCAATGCGATCCGGCTCAACGAAGTCCTGAAAGACGTAAAGTCGACCACGCAGGATATCGCGTCGGGCGCCTTCCGCGATTTTCGCACCGAACTGCAGAACGGCGCCACCGCGTGGCAGGCGCTGGAAAAGGCCGCGCTCAATGCCTTGCAGAAAATCATCGACAAGCTTGCCGACAAGGCGCTCGACCAGGGCATCTCCTCGCTGTTCAACGTGTTCGTCGGCGGTAGCTCGCCCAGCATCAACGCCAACGGCTCGATATCGGGCGCGATCGGCGCCACTTCGGTCGGCGGCGCGCCGCTCGTCGGCTTCGATCTCGGCGGTTACACCGGCGCCGGCGGCAAATACGTGCCGGCCGGCATCGTCCACAAAGACGAATTCGTTTTCACCAAGGAAGAAACCGGCAGCCTCGGCGTTGACTATCTGACGCGACTGGCGCGCACCGCCCGGGGCTATTCCGATGGCGGCCTGGTCGGCGGATCGTCCGCGCCGTGGGGCAATCTTTCCAGCTCCGGCAGCGGCCAGGGCAATTCGGGGTCGGGCACGCCGCAGGGCATGCACATCTCCTTCGGCGTCACCATGGACGATGACGGCAAGTGGCAGGCCTACGTCAAACAGGTTTCGGCGCAGACCAGCCAGGACGGCCTGCACGCCTTTGTCACCAGCCCTGAATTCATCCCCCACGTCGCCGCCGCCAGCAGGGCCGCCAGATCCTATGGGACGCTGTAGATGGCGATCACATTTCCGCGCACCGATATTCTCAATGCCGTCATGAGCGACGGCAAGCCGGTCGGCTTTACGCCGCCGTTCAAGTTCGACCCCATGTCGCGGCAGGAGAACAGCCGGCTCTCGGACGGACGCACGCTGTCGAAGGATTTTGGCCCGGCGCTGTGGTTTGCCACCTACACCACAGCCGAACTTCTCAACGACGACGCGGTCGACTATGCCGCGATGCTGGATTCGCTCGACGGCGCCATCAACACTTTTGAAGCCTGGGATCTGCGCCGGCCGACCCCGCGCCGCTATACCGACGGCTCCGCCGGCGACGGCGTCTTGAATTCGGTCAACGCCAACAACAAGGCGCTGTCACTGTCCGGTCTGCACGCCGCGCAGATCGTGTCGCGCGGCGATTATTTGTCATTCACCTACGGCAGCAATCGCGCGCTGCATCGGGTGTCCGAAACCGTCACTGCCAACGGCTCCGGCCTCACCACCGAATTCGAGGTGCGTCCGCATTTGCGGCCGGGCTGGGCGCTATCATCGGCAGTCAGCGTCAAAACGCCCAAAGGCATCTTCACGCTGCTGCCGGGCTCGGTGGTGACGACGCAAACCCGCGGTGGCTTTGGCGTGGTCTCGTTCCAGATCGGGCAGTACCTGGCATGACGCGCGCGATATCATCCGGCAATGGGACGGCGCTGGCGGCCGGGAGTCTCGTCGCGCGCGACATGATCTGGTTCACGGTGCGCGATCGCGGCACCGGCGCCGCTGTCGATGTCGGCTACTGGTCGGACGTTTTCACCATCACCGCCAATGTCATCGATCCCGAAACCGGCTCCACAGTGCCGCTCACCTTCTCGCCGGCCGGCGGGCTGATCGCGATATCCGATATCGCGCTGGTGTCCGATCTCACCGTGCAGACCGTCACCATAAAACTTTCGCAGGTCGCCGACGCCGTCAACACGCTGTTGCGGACCTATGACTGCAAGCAGGGCAAGGTCAAAATCTGGCGGGCGCTGTTCGATCCCGATGGCCGCAACATCGTGGCCCCCGCGCTGCCGCGCTTTCTCGGCACCATCGACCAGGCGCCGGTCATCACGCCGAAGGAGAACGCCGGCGACGGCAATGTGACGCTGACCTGCATCGACAACACCCAGGAGCTGATGCGCTCCAATCCCGACACCTGCTCGGATGCCTCGCAGCGACTGCGCAGCGCCACCGACGATCTTTGCAACGATGTCGTGGTGGTGCCGACCTGGCAGCAATTCTGGGGCCGCGAGGGCGGCGGCCGCATCACCACCTCGCCATTTTCAGCGGCATTCAAGAACGGCGCCTTGGGGATGTTCCACGAATGATCCGCGCCGGTGTATCATCTGACCGCTCCCGCGCGATCGAGCTGCTCGCGGATTCACACCGCGCCGCCGGTTTCGATCGCGCCGATGGCCCGACCGGGTTCGCCTTCCCATTCGATCCCGGCTACGCCGACCGGCTGTTTTTTTCCCACCTAATCGCGCCGCACCACTGCGCCTTGGTCAGCGAGGTCGATGGCCTGATCCAGGGCGTACTGCTGGCGGTCGCCTATCAGCATCGGTTCGGCCCGGTCTGGCTCGCGGACGAGACGGTATGGTGGATCGACCCCAAGCATCGCGGCTCCGCGGCGCCACGCATGCTCGACGCCTATGAGACCTGGGCGCGCGAGCAGCATTGCGCCTTCGCCGGGATGGCCGGCATGGGCGAAGATCCCGATGTCGCCAAACTCTACGTCAGGCGCGGCTACCGTGTCGCCGAAACCCACTTTTTAAAGGCCATTTAAAACGTGGCTATCTTCACCGCCATCGCGACGTTTCTGTTAGCCGGAACTTTTCTCGCCGGCTCGACGCTTGCGATCGGCGCGCTGGCGATCGGGCTCGGCGTCGCGACGCAAATCGGGTTGTCCTATGCGCTGAAGGCAATCGCCGGCAACAAGGACGCGCCGTCGTCGGCATCGGATAATCTCGGCGTGCAGGGCCAGATCATGGGCGGCGGCGATGTTCCGCGCTGCTTTCCGCTCGGCTATTCTTCCACCGAGGGCTTGCTGATCTATGCCAATTTCCACAGCGGCAACACCTCGGCGCCCAACTGCTGCATGACCTGGGTAATCCGAGTCTCGGATTTGCCGGGGCCACAACTGCTGGCGCTCTGGGTCAACGGCGAGAAGTGCACCTTCAAGGTGCCGCTCTCGACCGACACCAAGATCGGCTCCGACAATTTCGGCATTCCCGTCAACGAGTATATCAAGGCCCGCGATCCCAACAATCCCTCGGTGACCGCGCCGCATCTGTATTGCCGGTATTATGACGGTACCCAGACCATTGCCGACCCTTTTCTGGTCGGTAGGGTGTCCTCGACCGATCGTCCCTGGGCCAGCACCCGCGTCGGTACCGGCGTCGCCTATGTGATCCTGACCGCGCTCACCAACGACACCCTGTGGAACGGATTCCCGACCTTCAAATTCGAACTGTCGGGCGTGCCGCTGTACGACGTGTCGAAGGACTCCACCGCCGGCGGCTCCGGCACGCACCGCTTCGCCACGCCCTCGACCTGGGGCGGCGACGGCGACGATTTTCCGGCAGTGCAGGCCTACAACATTCTCAAGGGGTTTTATTACAACGGGGTCTGGCTCTACGGCCTGCAGAACATGACCGCGGCAAGGTTGCCGGCGGCGAACTGGATCGCGCAGATCGCCAAATGCCGCGCCACCATTACCGGCGAGAGCGGGCCGGAGCCGACCTATCGCACGGGCATGCAGGTCAACGTCAATGCGCAGCCGGTCAATGTGCTGAAGGCGCTGATGACGGGTTGCCAGGGCAAGGTCTCGCAGGTCGGCGGCTTCTACAAATGCTTTCTCGGCGCGCCCGACAGCTCCAGCTTTTCCTTCACCGACGACGATATCGTCTCGACGGAGACCCAGACGTTCCGCCCCTTCTTCGCGCTGGCCGACAGCGTCAATGGCATCCAGGCCAAATATCCCGATCCGACGCAAGGCTGGGCCTACGACACGCTGCCGGCCTACTACCGCACGGATCTCGAAGCAAAGGACGGCAACCGCCGCCTGATGGCCTCGCCCTCGTTCGATGCGGTGCCCTACAAGGCGCAGGGCCAGCGCCTGCAGAAATCCGCGATCCAGGAAGGCCAGCGCGCTCGCACCCATGTTTTGGTATTGGGGCCGAAATACTGGCCGGTCGAGCCCGGTGATATCGGCAGCTGGACTTCGGTCCGTAACGGCTACAGCGCAAAGCTGTTCCGCACCGATGGCGCGATCGACCGCGCCAATCTCGACGCCGGACTGGCGCTGACCGAAGTCGATCCGACCGATTTCAACTGGACCCATTCGACCGACTTCAAGTCGACGGTGACAGGTGTCACCACAATCTTCCGGCCCGATCCGCAAGGCATCGTCGCCTGGTTCGCCGCACCCTGGACGCTGGTCGATGCCGGCGGTACCGGGCGGCGGCCGGCGATCCGCTTGAGCTGGGACGGCACTACGCCGAGCGTCGATGGCGTGCAATACGAGGTGCGGCTGACGGTAGATAGCTCCGATGTCACCAAGGGCCGCACCGACCAACTCGCCGCCGGCGCCGTCATCGTATCGCAGTCGCTGATTCCCAACACCGCCTACCAGGTGCGCGGGCAGTATCTGCCGACCTATCCCAGGGACATGTCGTGGTCGGCATGGCTCGATGTGACGACGCCGGATGTGCGGCTGGGCCTGCCTGATTTTACGGTCGATGTGGTGACCCAGGTCACTGCTGTGATGGACGCGCTTGACTTAAGGCTGGCCGAGGTCGAGCAGCGCCTCGCCACCGAAACTTCGAAGATCGCGGCACAGCAGTGGATCAACACCCAGACGGTCTCAAGCCGGCTCTCGGCCGCGACCGACATTTCGGCCGCCAGCATCCTCAGCGTGCAGACCGTTTCGGTCGCCGCCGATCTCGCGCTCGCCACTTCGATCAATGTGCTGACCGCCAGCGTCGTCGGCAACTCCGCCTCGATCACGGTCAGCGCCTCGGCGATCGCGACGCTGAACGGTTACGCCGCCGCGCAATATTCCGTGACGCTCGATGTCAACGGCTACGGCATCGGATTCAATCTGTTGAACGGCGGCGGCGGCATTTCGTCGGCGACCTTCACAGTGGCGAAATTCCAGGTTGCCTCGCCCGGCGTTTCCGGCGGCGCTCCGGTTCCGATCTTCACCGTCGCCAATGTTTCCGGTTCGCCCAAGGTGGCGCTGCGCGGCGACATGCTGGTCGACGGCACCATCACCGCGACCATGATCGCGGCCAACACCATCACCGCGGCATTGATCGCGGCCAATACCATCACCGCCGGCCAGATCGCGGCCAACACCATCACCGCCGCGCAGATCGCCGCCGGCACCATCACCGCCACCGAGATCGCAGCCGGCGCCATCACCGCCGCCAAGATCAACGCCGGCGCGGTCTCGACCACGCAGCTTGCGGTCGGCGGCGTCGATATCACCAATCTGATCGCGGGCGCTGCGACCGCCGAAGTCATCACCGCACACGCCGCGTTTGGATCCTCGACCAACGGGCAATCGTTCGTCACCGCTTCGATGACTGTCAAAGCCGGGCAGGTCTATATCGAATGGATGGGCGGGGTTTTGATCTCAAGTTCGGTGAGTGCCAGCACCGGGCTGGCGTTCTATGTCGACGGCAGCATCGTCAACCCCGGCTGGACCTGGAATGTGGATTCCACCTTCAGCGTCAACCAGGTGATGATTTTGAAGTGGTACGTCACCGGCCTGTCGAACGCCTCGCACACGTTCGAACTGCGGCGGACCTCGGTGGGTGCGGCCAGCATGGGCCTGATCCAGGGGTTTTTGCGGGTGCAGGAGCTGAGGAGATGACGATGCTGTATTTCGTGGTGCGGGCCGATGTGACCAAGGGTGACGGCGCCCAGCGGGTGTTCGGTTGCTTCGACACATCTGCGGAAGCGGCGCGCTTCATCGTCAACGATCTCGGCCATCTCAAGGGCGTTTTCAAGGTGTTTTGCGGCAAGGAATTGAAGGCTGAATTGAAGGGTAAAACAACATGACGGTTCCGACCTATGCCGTAGGCACCTGTTCGGTCAACAATGCCGGCACCGTTATCACCGGCGTCGGCACCACCTGGTCCGGCGTCAACGTCCGCGAGTTCGACTTCATTTCCATCAATGGCCTCGCCGCGGTGCCGATCACGGAGGTGACCGACCCGACGCATCTGAAGATCCCGCCATGGACCGGCGCCAACCAGGCCGGCGTCACTTACGTCATCTACAAAAACTACAATGGGCGCGTGGTCGGCGTCGCCGCGGCCGAAGATGTCGCGACCATGATCGCGCTGCTCGGCACCGCCGCCCAGCTCGCCGGCGACCAGACGTTTACCGGCAAGCTCGCCTTCTCCAACACTACGGAAGCCACCGGCGTCGGCACCACCGCGGCGGCGCTGTTTTCCGGTGGCGTCGAGATCGCGAAAAAGCTGTTCGTCGGAAGTATGTTGACAGCGGCGGGCGGCCTGACCGCTGCCGCCATCACGCTGAGCGGCAATATCACCGCGGCCGGGTGGACCACCAGCGGGGTCCAATTCAAGGGCATGGCGGCGACCTTCACCGACAACTCGACCGCTGCCGGCACCGTCGCCGCGGCCTATAGCAGCGTCGGCGGCGGCAACACCATTGCGACCGCGGTCAACGCGGTGACCTTCACCGATTATTTCGAGGAGTACTTCAAAGCGCCGATCGCCGGCGCCCATGTCACTCTGACCAACGCCTGGGCTGTTGGAGCCGACAATTTGAAGGTCGGCACCTCGAATCCGTTCACGGTTTCCAGCGTGGGCCTGGTGACGATCAATGGCGGCCTGACCATTGCGTCGATGACCATGAGCGGCAACATCACCGCAGCGGGGTGGACCACGAGCGGTGTCCAGTTCAAGGGCGTGCCGGCGACCTTAACCGATAACTCGACCGCCGCAGGCACCGTCACCGCGGCCTATAGCAGCGTCGGCGGCGGCAACACTATTGCGACCGCGGTCAACGCGGTGACCTTCACCGATTATTTCGAGGAGTACTTCAGGGCACCGGTCGCCGGCGCTCATGTCACGCTGACCAACGGCTGGGCGGTTGGCGCCGACAATCTGAAGGTCGGCACCTCGAATCCGTTTACGGTAAGTACCGCCGGCGCGGTCGGCGTTGGAAGTACGCTAACGGTCACCGGGATTATAACGGCATCGGCCAAAGGGCACACGCTGGGGGGGGCTTCCGGGACAGCCTATAGCGGAGCGCTGACGGCTGCGGATGCCAACATCCTGTTGTACAATGCGGGTTCTGGCAACTTTGCGGCGCTCGGCTCGGACAACAATGGCGTGCTGTGGTTCCGAGCGGGATTGTCAGGCACTGCTTCTGCAGCGATGGCGATCCTCACCGACAGGTCAGTCGTATTCGCATCCACCGCGGCTTCAACCACGACCACGACGGGAGCATTGAAGGTCGCCGGCGGCATCGGCGTTGTCGGCGCGATGAATATCGGCGGCGCGGTCAGCATCTCCGATACGACGGATTCATCATCATCAAGCGCCGGTGCGCTCATCGTGGCCGGTGGCCTCGGCGTCGCCGGTCGGATGTTCGTCGGTAATGGCACCGCAGGCAGCGGTAGTCTCAATCTCAATGGCAGCACGTCTGCCAACCAGGGCGCGGCCGTCAGCATCCGTCGCGGCGGGACGTCTCAATTCGGCTTCGGGAACTCATCCGGCATTCTTGGCGGCACAGCCGACGATTTCGTCATCACCGCGATCGGCCGCGCTGACGGCGTAGCGTCGATGGATATTACACTGGGCACTTCAGGCCCCGCTGCCGGCGGCGTGGTCAGCTTCATGAACGGCCTTGCGACGCCTGCCGGCGGTTCAACCTCGGCGCGGATTTTGTTCGGCGGCGGCAATCTCGGGATCTACTGGGGCTCCGGCGCGCCGACCGTATCGGCCTCGCAGGGCTCGATCTACATCCGGACCGACGGAGCGCAGAATGCGCGGCTCTATCTCAATAATAATTCGTCGACTGGCTGGTCGACCTTCAACACCCTGACGTAAAGGACGAAGAGCATGGCAATCGATCAAGGCACCGAAACCATCGCGATCAAAACCCAAGAGCGGACCTGGCGCATCAATATCGAAACCCCGTTGGGCGGCGATCCCGTCATCACCTCGTACCGCGAGACCGTGCGCACCGGTCCGGACGGCGCAGTCATTTCCAGGGAGGCCAGCGTCGACACCTCTAGGGCACTGTCCGATGTCGCCGCGCAAGCCTTCAAGGTGGGCGGCAACAGCTATACCACGATCGAGATTGCCGCTGTCGTCGCCGCCATCGCCGACACCTGGCGGCAGGAGGATATCGCCGCCGAGGCCGCAAGGCTCGCCGGCGGACAGAAAGCCGAAAAGCCAGCCGCGTAA